CTATAAAAAATCGATATCGTATTTTCGGCTACGACGAACACTCTTGTGAACACGTATCTCAGCTATAAATGATCTCCAAAATTTACGCTTTTCCTCATTTGATAGTGTTGAATAAATCGTTTCAAAATTACTGGCGAGAAGGCGTTTTAGTTCCATGATATTTTGTTTGGGTTCAACAATATCAGGGATGCTTTCAATTTGGTTTTCTAGGGCTATTCTGTCGATTTTATACTCTTCGATGGATATGATCTCATTTAAATATAATTCTTTCAAACGTTCAAGCTTTTTGCGCAGTTTATTTTTTGTGGCCCGATTATCAATGACATCCTTTTGCACAGTTGCATATTTAGCGATATACTGATCGACTTCTTTTGCAATATTATCTAGCAGATATTGTTCAATCGTTGTTTCGCGTATTTCGCCCCCATTTGAACATTTTAGATAAGCGCGATATTGTTTGCACTCATAGGCAGGGTATTTGTATCGGTAGACCTTGCCACTGACTTTTTTAGAGATAACATTAATATGGCATCCAGACATTTTATATCCACATTCCGCACAGATGAGTAGTCCAGAAAATATGTACGGATATTTTTGCGTCACACGAACATTGCTATTGTGATCGAGAATACGTTGAATGTCTGCGAACATTTCATCTGAAATTAGGCGGGGACAATAACCTTCATTTCCACGATAGCGCCCCGTTAATTTCTCATTTCTCAGATATGAATTTTTGAAATTTTGTAAAGTCATTATGATTCCGTGCGTTGTTCGCATATATTTTATGGTTCGACCGAGCGATTGAGTTTTTAAAAAATAAGAAATGCAGTCGTAAATTATGGGAGCCTCTTGTGACAAAACAAGATGCTTATCCTCAATTCGATAGCCCCGTAAAACCTTTCCAGTTATCACTTCTCCATGGGTAACCTTTGTCTTAAAAACATCGCGGACACGCTGGCCTCCATTTTTGGCCTCCAGCTCCGCCCAAATCATGGATTGATTGACGAAAGCACAGCCATATGGCGTGCTAGTATCAAAATATGGCTGATCTATTGCAGTCCAGCTTACGTTGTGCTTTTCAAGTGTAGCCTGTGTATTAAGATAATGTCGTAAATTACGAAACCATCGATCAAGTTTCGTAAATATAATCAGATCTACTAAGTTGTCTTTTGCATTTTGTATAAGCCGTTGAAACTCGTCACGTTTCAGTTTCTGCCCGGAAATACCATCATCTGTGTAAATATCTTGCAAGATCATGTTGTCGTGGCTATCTATGTATTTTTTCCCGCGCTCTTGCTGGTCTCGAATAGAATCGCCCTTTTCTACTTGCTCATCTGAAGAAACACGTGTATACAATGCCACGCGTATAAGCTGCTTTGCCATAATATCATCCCTTCCTGTTCTACAACATATTAAAAAAGAGTACAAAAAATACGCCCCTTGCCAGAGCGCCTTTGAAATGATATAATAGCAGTGCATATTTCCACGTTCTATCATTCCTGGTACTGAAAGCCTGGAAGGGTAAGAATTATGTAAAAGTCTCTGTGTTCCCGCACAGGGGCTTTTATTTTTAAGATATTGTCATTTCAGGTCCATCCCAATCGCTTCTAAAATCTATGAACCAGAGGTTAAAAGCTAAGTTCAGCTGAAAATTCCCAGCTGCAGGATTGTTTTGAGTTGTAATCATCGATATATTTTCTAAAATTATATCTGACATTTTTTTCTAAAGGCGTAGCAGGAGCGAAGGATTTAAGTTTATACTCCAGGCCCTTAAAATACTCCAATTTTTCTTCCGCTTTTCTTCTGGGGATAAGACAGGTCCTTTGAATATCCTCCAGAGAGCAAATATTTAACTCTTGGAGTATTACATCAGGGCACATAACATACATGCAAAATAATTCAACCTCCCGTTCTGCCCATATTACAACGTCATCATAGCTTCCGGAAGCACTCATTAAATGGGTAACGTGTCCAAGTTCAATGTGTCCTAGCTCATGCATAACCGACCAGTTGCGTTCCAAGAAGCTGCATTTCATATTAATCCCCAAACCGTAAGGGGTTGTTGCTGATCTGGTCGGATATACGAAAGCATTTCCAAAAGCACATATTATTTGTTCAGGAGTGGCATTAAAAATATGAAACTGTTCATATGGCCTCAGATAATACTTTCTCCTGCGGAGGATAGCCAATGCATTTATAGGCAATGATGTAATATTCTCTTTTAGGATAAATGTATAGGCCATATTTTTTATATAATTAGTGTTTATCTTTGTAGTAACCATTACTAATTTTAATTACACATTATTATTCTCTTAATGTGTTTGCCTCCTCGATCATTCGTTTTACCATCTCTTGGCTTTCTACCGAATCATCAATCCCCTTTTCTGCGGCCATGGGGTACATGGACTGATACCGCTTCAAAGCGCCGCGCCTTCTAATCAAGTACGCAATGTCGCTGGAGCTATGTTCCATCAAATTTCCTACAACCCGACCTATACAATAGAATTGTGTAGTATCATATATGGGTTTTGGCGTATATTGCCGATTAAATGATATAAGTTCATGGTCTCCAAGTTCTTTTATGAAGCATTCTCCATCCACTTCAAAAACCCCGATTTCTCCAATTTCTAAATCGGTTGTTTTTTCAACGAGCACAATATCGGAATCCCAATATACAGGCTCCATAGAATCACCGTTGACACCTAAGGCAAAATCAACATTCTTCGTCTCTTTATTGTCTGGAATTTCAATTTCATTGGCTGGTATGTCATCCCAAAGAATTTGACCGGTGCCAGCAGAAGCCAATCGCTGATAATAATTCACGATACGAGTAGGCATTGGGATGATCGGTGTTGATTTTGGACTATTCATACCGTTTATTCGCTCTAACTCCCAAGAAAGAACTGTATCTATGTGTTGTTTACCAATATCATCGAGATTGCGGTATTTCTTTATATAGTCATATTCTGATAATGTTATTTCTTCGCCAATTCTTTCAAATGCATAAACATCCGATAGAAGTGAAGCACAATCTATTTGATAAATATCACATAATTTTATAAAAGTATCTATGTCTGGTTCAGTTCTACCTTTTTCCCAGTTGCTTATAGTATTTGCTTTTATTCCAAGCCGTTCGGCTACATCTTGTTGTTTCAGCCCCTTATCCATACGAGCACTTTTCAATCTACTTACTAGAAGTTCATTCATAGGGCACCTCCTTATGTTTTTAAGAGTACCACAAAATTTAGATTTTGTAAATAAAAAATCACGAAATGCGATAAAAAGATATTGACAAATCACAAAATGTAGAATATAGTTAAAACAACATCACAAAACTTGATTTTTTGGAGGTGAAAACTATTGAATATTGGAGTGATGATAAAGCAGTATTTAGAAGACAATGGAATAACGCAGGCATTTCTAAGTAGAAAGACAGGAATCGAAACAGCTAAACTGAATTTAGCGTTAAATGGTGGTCGTAGATTGTCTCTCGAAGAATATGCAATAATCTGTTGGGCATTGGGAGTAAACACTGATTTTTTTCTAAAACCGAAAGAGGTGGGATGAAAAATACATAATGTCAATAATTTGGGTATACACAAGATGGAGCGAGACTGCGAGGTGAGAAAAATAAACGGATGGAATATAATCCCGATTTTTATAATAGCCACCCTGCTAAACCTGATGTCATATTGGCACGGTCATAGCGAGAATGGCTGGGGACGGGCTGGGCTGATTTATAACATCATACTGGGATTTGCTTTTGCTGTTGCGATTGAGGCTCTTAAAGAACTGGAGGAGTTGCATGGGTATTTTACAGAGGATAATTTGAAAAAGCATTCAGAACATCAGAAGCAGTTTTTGAAATCACTGAAAAAATAACTCGCTACTTTTAAAGTTACCAGGCAAAGTGGTTATCCCTAGAAGCATTAGTAATTAATATGGTTGTACTTGCAATTAAAGTTTGGATAAGGAGATTAAAGGCAAGCAGGACAACGTAAGTAGTACAACCACTACAGCATACATTCTATCAGAGAGGGGTGGTGATATGGAAGAGAAGCAAGAAAACACGCTGGATGTCCGCAAAGTATTCCAGGCAATAGCTGATATTCTGGGTGAGCGCTATGGGCAGAAAGTTGAGCTTGTTTCTATACATAAGAAGGAGACTACGAAGGAGGAAACCGCGTAAAGCGGTTACGAAGGACAAGCACAGGAGGGAGATAAGGTGATCAAGGTTATGAATGATCCAGATTATGACGAGCTTCAGGAAGAGAACACCTGGCTGCGCGGTAGCTTACGGGAGGCACGGAGAGGCCAGGAGAGCGCGGAGCGGATGGCGCTGATGTTCGTGGTATTGTTCACGGTGTCGGGGACGCTACTGGCGTTGATCTGAGGCGGTGAGACATGTGAAGCTTATTAAGATGACGGCGGTGGAGCGGCTGAAAGAGTCTGACCGCGGGCTGAGAGAGGCGATTGCCTGGGCTGCTGGGTACATCGAGGAAAACTCGAAAACTAATCCGAATGCAGTTTACAAGGCGAAAGACGTGAGCGAGCTGTTGAATTATTTCTACCAGTTAATGCAGGATGGGAAGTGAGACGATGTCAAGAGCATGTGAGGAATTACAGAAGATTATGGATCAACTGGCAGACTGGCAGAACCGGCATGGAGGCTGCTACGTGACCGTATCGGTCAATGAGGGATACGGCATGGCCAACAGCCTGGATGAACAGAGGAATCCATGGCACAGTCTAGTGCGCGAATACGAAAAAGAACCCCAGACGGAGGCAACCGTCCGGGATTCGGAAAACTGAAAATTACTTTTCATCCCTATTATACGGGGAAAATCGGAGGATTGCAATGGCAAAAACAATTAAAGTTACTACTGACAACAAGATTTCCATTGTGGAGGTCGAATTCGGTAATTATAAAGCAGTTCAGAAAGCCATCGGCGGAATGATTGAGTCGGTTAAGACGCAGCGGATGTGGGACTACTTCCACCGCCCCATGCTAATGCTGGTGGATGAGGAAGGGCTCATTAAAAGACTTCCGCTGAACCGAACTGGATCATGGCTTTATGGTGCGGACAAGCACGGGCACCAGATCGCCGGAGACTTTATTTTGGCAGTCCCCACGCATGAAGATTTCGCGGCTCCTCCTGCGGCTGATCTGGAATTCATCAAAGCGAGGCTTATCCAGGACTTTGATCTGGTGGAGATGACAGCCTATGAGTAAGAGATACCGTAAACAGTGGATTCTCCTACGAGAGAAACTGACCCATAAAGAGAATGAGGCGGAGCGATACAGTACTGAGAAGGACCTATATCATAATGTCTTGGTAATGATGACCGAGATAGAAGCCGCGGAATTTTTGGAAGAATAAATCAAAATAAACCAAAGAAAGGAACAAATATGGAAAATAATAAAGTAAGCATTATTGGGAAAATCGTTTCAGGATTTACTTTCAGCCATGAGGTGTTTGGAGAGGGCTTTTACATGGTGGATGTGGCAGTCAAACGTCTCAGCGGGCAGGCCGATATTATCCCGCTTATGGTGTCCGAGCGGCTCATCGACGTGCATGAGGATTACATAGGCTGCACCATTGAGGCCCTGGGCCAGTTCCGCTCCTATAACCGCCATGAGGGCGTGAGAAACCGCCTGATGCTTTCCATCTTTGTGCGGGAAGTTCATTTCATGGGTGAGTTCACGGATTACACGAAAACCAATCAGATTTTTCTGGATGGGTACATCTGCAAAGCGCCCATTTACCGGAAAACCCCGCTAGGCCGGGAGATCGCCGATATTTTGCTGGCTGTGAACCGTCCCTATGGCAAGTCCGACTACATACCCTGCATCTCCTGGGGACGAAATGCCCGCTATGCTTCTAGTTTATCAGTAGGCACTAAAGTTAAGATCTGGGGTCGGATTCAGAGCCGAGAATATACCAAAGCGATCAGCGAGACCGAATGCGAGGAACGGATCGCCTACGAGGTTTCTATCAGTAAAATGTATTTGAATTGTTGAAAAAAATGGATGGGGTAAAGCGTAAGCGATACGCCTGGTTGTGAAAGACTGCAATGCTGACAGTATCCCTGGAGGGGCGATAGTATATGGGCGGCAGACGGCTACGGTCGAGAGGCTATAACTACTTCACACATCCATTTTTTAATATCTGGGAGGTAATACGATGTATTTAAAATTAATTTCTGCACATTGCGAAAATTTCAAGGGTTTTAAGGCTGCAGATGTGCAATTTGGTGAGAATATCACACATATTTGCGGATGTAACGGCCTGGGCAAGAGTACGATTGCCGAATTAATTATGTGGACGTTGTTTGGTGTTGGAAACGACCTCACCAGCAATCCCAAAGTGCGTCGGGAAGTTGATCAGGTACCTGTGGCAGATGTGCCGGTAGTTGGGGAAATCACCATGGTGGTGGACGAAAAAGAGATAATTGCCAGAAAGGTTCAGAAGCGTAGCACGAAGAAGGACGGTAGTTACTCCGATGACAATACATATTCCATTAACGGCGTTGAAAAGACACTTCGGGATTTTCAGGCATATTTTGAATTCAATTTCGATGATCTGCTTATGTGCATGAATATTGGAGCATTTCTCTCCAAAAAGCCAAAAGAAATGCGAGAATTTCTGTTTAAGCTCCCGAAAGATATTTCGGTGAAAGATATCGTTTTGAAGTATCCAGAATTTGCCGATTTGGCAGGGCTGATGGACAAGTATTCTGTGGAAGAGATTTCGGCCATGAATAAGTCTAGCATTTCCAAACTGAATAAGGAAATTAATGGTTATCCATGGGCAATAAATGAAGTCAACCGACAGATGGTTGAGGATATTGACACGGCGGAATTGGAATTACAAGCCAACGATTTGATAGAACAGATTGCGGACATTGAAAAAAAGGAAGATGATTCCCGGGCCCAGAGTCGGGAATTGGATTTAATGTCAAAAGATATTATGGACTTGCAATTTAAAAAGTCCGATATTGAAAGAAAAGCTAATGCCAAACTGATCGAACAGAAACGGAAAATCAGGGAAAGGATTGATGAAGCAGAAATACGAATTCGTCAGATTGAAAATGAGGCGAGGATGGCTGATCTGGACAAGCACCGGGTCGAAGGGAATATTGTTAGAAAAAAAGATGAAAAAGCAAAGTTGCTCGAAGAATGGAAAACGCTGAATGTAGCGGAGTATCCAGAATATGTGTCACTCCCGCAGTTGTCCGAAAACGATTTAATATGCCCGACTTGCGGTCAAGCGTTGCCAGATGCTGTCAAGACTGAAAAGTTAGTTGAGTACGAAGAAAATAGCCGGAAGCATCGAAAAGCATATGAGTATGATAAGGCCATATGGGAAGAAGAACGTAAGGGAAAAATGAATGTCATTGCTGAAAAGGGAATAGCATTAAAGACAGAGATAACCGAACTGGAAACGGTAAAGCTCCCGGAGATTCAGAGAAATATTCAGGCGTTATGGGATAAAAAGGTAATGGCGAACCAGGAGAAAAACGTTGCAACAGAGGAATTAAATGCTCTCCCAGAACAGGTTGATATGTCCGAGAATCAAGAATATGAAGCCTTCTGTGTGGAGATTGCCAAAAAGGAAGAAGCTCTGAGCACCATGAATACCGGCGCTGACTACAGGGCAACGCTGAAAATAAAGAAGGAAGAGCTTCAGGCTGAACTGGATTCAGTGAAAGCAAAAATCAACAAGGTCGCTCGCAATGTCGAACTAGAAGAGCGTCTTGAAGTATTGCGTCAGGAAAAAGCTCAGAGAGAGCAGGCAAAGGCAAATTGCGAAAAAATCCTGGTGCTTCTGGAGAAACTGGACAAAAAGAAAAATGAGTTAATGGTTGATGACATCAATAGGCATTTTGGTGGAAGGGTAACCTGGGATCTGTTTGCCTTTGCCAAAAACGGAGGCTACAAAAAAGATTATTGCGAACCCTGCATCGATGGCTATCTTGTTAGGGACACAGCAAACCATGGGCGAAAAATCGAAGCCATGCTGATTATTGCCCTCACTATACAAAAAATCGTAGGGATTCAAGCCCCTGTGGTTTTAGATGATGGAGAGAGCCTTGATCCATGGCGGATTCCAAAGTGTGAGAGTCAGCTAATCGTAATTCGTAGAACAGATGATAAAGAACTAAAGTTTGAGGTGTCATGATGTACAAGTTCTGAAAAGGCGCTGGGACATCCAGTAAAAATTATCGGGGAGAACCGGTGAAAAGATGTGAGGACTGTGACGAGTGCGTATATATATGCGAGGGAGATTTTGTCTGTATAAAAGAGGAGCCTAAAATAATTCTTGTGGATTTTTCAACCCAGACAGATGATTACGGTTGGTGCATGAGTGAGCAAAAGGAGAAATAGCTTATGAAGCTGAAAGTTACAGATCATCCATATTATTGTAGCGAAACTAACTATTATGTTGGAGGTTCCAATAATTTTGGAAAGTGAAAGATGTTGAACAGATGGATATCGGAGAAAGTGAGGATTAAGCATATGGCAACAGCATTGAAACATAAACAGAGAAGTCACCGGAGCTATCAGCAGAACCGAAAGGTCATGGGAAGCGTAGCAGTCGCTTCGTCGCAGTTGGCTAACAGCCATCATTACAATAAGATGGCACATAATGAGGGGAACTGGTTGGACACTTTTAAGCAAATGTTCCGAATGGGACAGAAAGGGAATAGATAATCATGGTAGTAAAGCAGACAGAGAATAAACAGGATTCAACTACAGTACAGCCACCGGTTAAGCCAGCTACAGTTGCATTTAGGAGTGAGATTGCAACGGTTACAAATGCCTGTGTAGAATCTACGCGGCAAATGCTGGAGGAACGTGGTGTGACATTTGACGAATACTCCAAACAGTGTGTAATTGCGGCCATGGGGAGTATTTACAGTTTGATACATAATCAGGGACTTACTCCCAATGATATCAACCCGGCAAATTTGCAGAGCACGTTGTTGACCGTTGCCGCACTTAAACTCAATACTAATGCAGTTCCCAGAGAGTGCTACTTTCAGGTACGCAGTGTAAATACAGCAAAAAAGGGTCAGAAGGCAGTTTGGGAAAAACAAATTGAAATGGGCCTTGAAGGTGATGGGAATGATGCTTTAACTGCTAAATTTGGCAGGGGGGTTAAGATAGTGCACCCATATTGGCTTGTCCGATCTGGCGATAGTTTTTCTTATGGAAAAAGAAAAGGTATCGAAGTAGAGCCGCCAGAATGGGAGCCAACGGGGAAAGGTGAAGTTGTGAGGGTGGTTTACCCTATCGAATATGCCGATGGTCATATCGAGTTTCATTTTGGGGAACGTGATGATGTACTGAAAAACTTATATGCACATCTTTCAAACAATCTGATGAATGAAACCTTTGGAGTTTGCGAAAATCGGTATGATGCAACACCTGCACAGAAAAAACAGATTTCCGAAAAGAAAAAGGAAATTATGGACAAGGCAAAGGAAATGAATGATTTGGACAAGATTTTGGATTGTCCGGAATTGCAGCCTTATCTTTCTCCGGCATGGACAGAACCACAGTCCAGAGAAAGTATGATTATCCGAAAAATGCGTAACAACGTCATGAAAAAGATTCCGAAAGACTTTGGGAATCCAGTAGCAGCGCAGGAATATCGCCAGTTGGACGATGTGGTATATCAGCAGGTAGTAGAAGAAATCTCAGAAAACGCTAACGCTCAGGAATTCCCGATAGTACCAGAGAGAGAATACCAGCAGGCCATCGAACAGAAGGAAGTTCCTAAGACCATGGCAGATGTGACCGCAGGGCAGAAACAGAAAGAACCAGTACCGGCGGCGGATAAAAGCTGGATGGAGGACTAGCACAATGGAGGTCATCATTAAATCCAGAGATGTGGAAGTACATATGTTGCCGAGGAGTTTTCGTTTCCCTGAAGATGATGAAAGTTGAGTGGTAGAATGATTGCTGTGATAACACCATCTGGCGCGTTTCTGTATGAAATGTCAGAAAATGAATCGGATGCCTGTGCTGAAACCAAAGGTTTTCTTGATGATAAGGCTATTGATAGAGTGGTGGGATGGTTATTCATTACTAAAAATATGCCGTATCAGATATTAAAACTAGGAATCAGTATCTGCTATGTTGATATTGATAGTATGCGATCTGTCCACCAGGGAAGAGCGGATTATGTAAAAATCGGGACATTAGAATTCCAAAATATGTGGAACCAACTGTACCCCATTAAAAAACGTATTAAGGGGGCGGATAAATGTTTTTGAAATGTATCGCTTCCGGGTCGAGTGGAAATGCCTATGCATTGATCGGAGAAGAGGAAATTCTACTGTTAGAGTGTGGAATGCCATTAAAAGAGGTCAAAAAGGCCATCGACTATCAAATTCTAAAGATAAAGGGATGCTTGGTTTCTCACGAACACCAGGATCATCTAAAATACGTCAGAGAATATCTAAACGCCGGAATCTCGGTATATACCAATGAATTGACTAAAGAAAAAATTCAGACTAAAGCAGGCGATCAGTTGTATGGTGTTTCTGAAAAAAAGTCGTTTCGAGTTGGCGGTTTCAAAGTTATTCCGTTTTGGGTTCCGCACAATGATACACCATGTTTCGCATATCTGATTGAATATGCGAAAATGGGGCAGCTCCTATTTGCAACAGATTACGAGTATCTCCCATGGACATTCAGACAATGGGAAATCAATCATTTTCTCATCGAATGCAATTACAGTATGGGCTTTGTGGATCAGAGTATTCCAAACTACGAGCATATTTTGAGGGGACATGCCTCACTGCAAACGTGCATGGAGGTAATTAGAAAAAATCGAACACCAAAGCTTCGGAATGTGATTCTATGCCATTTAAGCCAAAAGTCGGAATCAGGTGAATATTTTATGGCTGAGATAGGAAAAGTGGCTGGATTTGGCGCAAAAGTGTGTTGTGCGACGCCTGGATTAAGTCTTGAGCTGTCAAAAGATCCTTTTTAGGGAGGGAATGTAAATGCTTAAAAAAGCTAACATACAGTGGTCTGGTAAGACCCTGAGAAATCAGATTGAAAAATGTCAAGTATCATTTGAGTGTGCAGTACAGAGAAATCCGGTCTGGGATATTTCGCGGAAATCTTTGCTTATTCACTCCATGATCGAAGGCTATCCGATCCCGCCGTTTTATTTCGCGCGAAGGAATGACGGTAAATATGACGCCTTGGATGGTCAACAAAGGTCACTGGCTATCAAAGGATATTTGGATGGTGAATTTCTGTTGTCAGAAGATACGCCTCCTGTAACAGACGAAAACGGATATCCTGTGACTGTGGCAGGACTGGGGTTTGCAGAGCTGCCGGAATGGATACAGGATAACATTAAGGACTATTCCTTAACCATCTATTATTTTGAGGATATCACGGAAGAAGAGATTGCAGAACTATTCTTCCGAATCAATAATGGGAAACCACTTACCAGCGTAGAACTGACGCGGGTTAAGGCAAAAAGTATTCTGAAATTTCAGGAAATCGCCAGGCATGAAATGATTTCAGAAGCAATTACAGAAGCTGGGAAGCGCCGATATAATGATGAGAATGTTGCTATGCAGGCTTGGACATTATGCTTTTCGGAATGCCGGGATTTTACAACTAAGGGGTTCCGGCCATTTATCGAATCTGCGGTGGTCACGAAAGAACAGGTGCGGGAAATTGGACAGGCTCTTGATTGTGTCAAGGCCGTCTGCGACCTTTTGAATCCCGAAGAGAAAGCTGATAAGCGAGTGCTGAAGAAAATCAAAACCAGAAGCCATTTGGTGTCCTGTACATATGTGGCGTTGCAAGCATTGCGGGCCGGAAAGTCGGCGGAAGAACTGAAAGAGGTTTTATATAAGTTCTTTGATTCCAACCAGACGAGTGTGAGTGAGATTTATAACAAATCTGTTGGAAGCGGTTCTGCAAAGCCAGATAAGGTGCAGAGCAGGATTAAGGTGCTGGATTCTCTGATCGGAGGTTGAAACAATATGTCTGATGACACAGAAGCCATCCTTAAAGATTTGGAGGAAGAAAATAAGTGAAGAAAACAGCGAGAGTGATTGTTACATACGACTGCCCCAGACATTGCGAGAACTGCTGCAACGAGCATATCGGGAAGGTGCCGGAGGTCAAGTTTGAAGATTTACTGAAATATGAGGAACTGGTGATTACCGGCGGAGAGCCAATGTTGTTGGCGCCGAGGGTGGTAGAGATGATTCACCGCCTCAGAGCAAACGGATATACTGGGAAGATTTGGCTATATACATCTTGCATTAAAACCACAAGATGGGCTGATAGGGAGGTTTTGAAAGAGGTTGATGGGATCACCTATACCTTGCACCATAAGCCATCACAAAATGACCTGAGAGATGTGAGAAAACTTAACAAATTCATTTTGGAAAAAATCTACCCATGGAAGGGCAAGCGTTCCGACCGCCTGCTGATTGATAGCCGTTGCTATACAGAGGAAGTGTTAAGTATTATCGACTTGCATGAGACTGGTGAAGAGCACTGGGAAAGTGTTAGGCCATTAAAATGGCGAAATGATGAATGTCCATTGCCAGAGGGAGAAGAGTTGGTTTTCTATGATTTGGAAAATGGGTAACACCTAGTTTGTCGGGGCCTGCGAGGTCCTGGGGATTGAAAGCATGATAAAGCAGAGAAAGAGAGGAAACATAATGAATCGAGTGATTTTAATGGGACGCCTCACACGTGATCCAGAAGTGAGATATTCGCAGGGAGAGCGATCTATGGCGGTTTCCCGCTATACTCTTGCGGTGGACCGTAGAGGGCGCAGGAACCAGGATAATGGAGAGCAGTCGGCGGATTTCATCAACTGCGTGGCCTTTGACCGCGCGGGCGAGTTCGCCGAGAAGTATTTCCACCAGGGCATGCGGGTGTTGGTGTCTGGAAGAATCCAGACCAGCAACTATACCAATAAAGAAGGGAAAAAGGTGTATACCACGGATGTTATCGTGGACGATCAGGAATTCGCTGACAGCAAAGGGGCTGCCTCCAATGGAAGTCAGTCACAGGACAGACCCGTGCCAACGAATGCCGTTGGTGATGGATTTATGAATATTCCCGATGGAGTTGAAGACGAAGGACTGCCATTCAATTAACCTTGTGTTTCTGGTTGGCATTTATGCAAAGAGGAGTGATAGAAGATGCTGATTTTGGAAGATACTCGTCAGCAAGAGAATAAACACAAGAAAAAGCATGAGTATTTCCGGTCAGTGGGGGTTTACTGGAACCGTACCGCATTGTATTGCGGAGACTATACTTTACCATCAAATCAAAGTGTGTGTGTGGATACTAAAAAGGATATCGCCGAGTTAATCGGTGATATCCAGGTTAAGAAAATGCCTAAAAAGGAAATTCATAAGACAGTAGTTGATATTTGCGAAATGCAAGGCATTTCTTTCGATTTGGCAGAACAGATTTATCATGCAATTTGTGATGATGATGAAAAACGCTTTGCCGAAAAAGAAATTGACCTGACTTGCTTTCAAAATCATATCGCTGAACGCACGACAAGCGATTTCCAGGCTCTTTACGTCAAGCGACATGGATTCTTTCACCGAGGATTAAAAAGAGCGCAGAATAGTAGCATACAGCTTTACATATTGGTGGATAACATTGATGGAGTGACCTGTATTGATGATTTATTTAGATGGCATAATCCCAGATTGGATATTTGGATAAATTCTCGTGAAATTATTGGGTTTTGGAAAAATGGCAGGCCGCGGTATAAGAAAGTAAAAAAATACCCATATGCCGCAACGGGTGAATGGTTAGCAAAATCTTGTCTGACAATGCAACAGAAATACGGAGTGAAATTCCTATTCTGTAAACCAGAAGAATCAGGCCCCAAAATCCTTGAATTGTTAGGGGTGATGTGAAATGTCCGAACATCATAAGCGCAAGAGCATGTTCGATGAAATGCAAGAATTCATTGTTAAATATTTGGATGATGGTTATTCTGCCAAAGAAGTATTTGACATGATTGACAACGGAAGCGGTTTTTACGACCTTGACACATTTTACTACTATGTCCGAGAGATTTTACATTATAAGCGGATTAAGGCAGACTGCGAACATTGTAAAAATATTATTTGGGCAGACTCCCCTACGGCAAAGCAGAAAAAGCCAGTCTGCCTGGCTAAAAAGAGAATCATGAGGACTGATTTCAGGGACAAGCCGTTTAAGTGTCAGCACTACAAAAAAGGAGAGAGCAAACATGGCTGAGATTAAGTGGGTAAAACTCACAACGGATATGTTTGATAATCGAAAAATCAAGCATATAAGGAAAATGCCAGAGGGAAACAATATTGTTTTGATATGGGTAATGCTCTTAACAATGGCTGGTAGATGTAATGCTGCTGGGATGATCTACTTGACAGAAAATATTCCTTATACAACGAAAATGCTGGCAGATGAACTTGGGTTTGATGAAAGCGTAGTCGTAATAGCGCTTAATGCATTAGAACATTTTGGAATGATATGCAGAGATGAAGGTCAGTTATCCATTCCTGGCTGGGAAGAACATCAAAATGTTGATGGTATGGAACGTGTAAGGGAACAGAATCGTATAAGAAAAAGACAGGAGCGGGAAAGAAAAAAGTTAGAAATCCGTGACATACAAACGGATGTCACGGATGACGGTCACAATGTGTCACGTGACTGTCACGCAACAGATATAGAAGAAGATAAAGAAAATAATATAGTGTCTAACGACACTATACGTCGGACAGAAGTCCAACGAGTTGTCGATGCGTGGAATACTCTTCCGGTGGTGAGCCGGGTGACTAAACTTGTCCCAGATTCACAGAGATTCAAATGGCTGAAAGCCAGGATTAGAGATTATGGTATCGATGAAGTGCTCAGAGCAATAGACAATGTTCGGAATAGCCCGTTCCTCCTTGGTGAAAGTAAAAATGGATGGACAATCACTTTTGACTGGTTTGTACGCCCAAACAATTTCCCTAAAGTGCTTGACGGGAATTATTTAAAAAATAGTCCAGGGACAATAAATTTTGTTAACGATGGAGGAAAGAAATGGCAGTAGGCAGGGATGAGGAAAATAAAATCATTGTTTATACAGATGGCTCAGCTCTGTCCAATGGTTCACCCACATCAGGTTGTGGATGGGCTGCAAAATTGATGTATAACGGTCGAAGTCGTTTAAAAAGTGGTGGATGTCGCGGGATGACTAATAACCAGATGGAAATGCTGGCAGTTCTGAATGCGCTTAAATGCATCAAAGATCGAAGTATTCCTGTGGTGATCTACTCCGATAGCAAATATGTTGTCGAGACCCTAAAGGGAAATTACCGGATCGGTAAGAATACTGAGCTGTGGAATGAGATCCTGATGTTATACAAAGAGTTTGAAGAGATAAAACCAGTTTGGATTAAGGGTCATAATGGAAATCCGTATAATGAGGAAGTTGACAATTTGGCGGTGGAGGAATCAAAAAAATGGCAGCGGTAGGGAAATTGTTTGAGCCATCTGAACTTCGTAAAACAGTTCATGCTTTAAAAAACGATGGGGATTTGTTTGAAGTTCGTTGCCTGGAGGCCAATGGTAGAAAAGTCAGTAGCGGTTATTTCCATGATCCCGAAATTATGGTGACACAATTATGCAGATTAAATCCTACGGAGAGCAATATTTACATAGTCCTGAATGATATAAAACAGGATTGCTATTCCAGGGAACAGAGGGATCATTTTGTGGTCAATTCAAAAATTCAGACCAGTGATAACGATATTGTGGGCTATGATTGGCTGTTTATAGACGCAGATCCGCGCAGGCCATCTGGGGTGTCGAGTTCAGAGGAACAGCTACAGCAGGCCAAAATGGTTGGAAACAAAGTCTATTTCTTCATGAAGAAGTTAGGATTTAACGAACCGGTAAAGGCGATGAGCGGAAATGGTATTCACTTGCTTTATCGAATCCAACTTCGAAATAATGATGAGAACAAGGATTTGATCAAAAAGTGTTTGGCTGCTTTGGATATGCTGTTTAGCAATGAATTGGTGAGCATTGATAAAACGAATTACAATCCGGCCAGAATATGCAAACTTTACGGGACCATGGCACGGAAAGGCAGCAATACGTTAGAGAACCCACACCGAATGAGTTACTTGATTTCCGAAGGGAGTAAAATACCGACAGACAAGGCGTATCTGGAAAAATTAGCTGCAATGTTGCCGATGCCAGAGAAACCACGACAGTATAATGGGTATAATCCGCAGGAGTTTGACCTTGAGGAATGGTTGATTAAACATGGTTTGAGATATCAAAAGGTTGGCTATTCGGATGGAACCAAATACATACTGGAAAATTGTCCGTTTGATAGCAACCACAAAGGCAAGGACGCTTGTATTTTTCAATCAAGGTCTGGGGCAATCGGTTTTCACTGTTTTCATAATTCCTGCTCGGATAAGACTTGGCGAGATGTGCGGATATTATTTGAGCCAGATGCTTACGAGAAAAAACAGCAGGAGTATGAGAGAAGAATTTATTCTCGCCAGCCAGTCCAGCAACAAGTAAAGGTAATACAACCAGTAGATGGAAAGCCAGTATTCTATTCAGCTACGGATATTTTGAATTTACCGGTGCCAGAAGAAAGATTTATTAAAACCGGAATTGCGGATATAGACAAAAAACTACGTGGAATGAAGAAAGGTTACGTTTCCGTTATGTCTGGACTGCGGGCCGCCGGAAAGAGTTCTGTGATTTCTGAAATGGTTCTGGATGGTGTTGAGTCTGGAAATAATATCGGAGTTTTTTCCGGGGAACTGGCACCAAAGAACTTTATGCGTTGGATGAATTTACAGGCGGCTGGAAAGGGATACACAGAACCAACTCAGTTTGAAGGGTATTACAACGTACAACGGAAATACCAGGAGCAGATAGCACAATGGTTAGGAGAACACTTCTGGTTGTATAACAATGAATACGGATTTGACTTTCAGGCAGTAGTTGACCAGTTTAAGAGAAAAATCGAAAAAGATAAACTGGATATGCTGATTCTGGACAACCTAATGACCTTCGACATTTCTGGTATGTCAGATAACAAATTTGAAGCTCAAACCAAGTTTATTCTGACGTTACAAGGCGAGATTGCCAAGCCGTACAATGTACATATACTGTTTGTGGCACATCCTCGTAAGGCTATGGGGTTCCTCCGGCTGGATGATATATCCGGTACGGCAGACTTGGGAAATGCTGTTGATAATGCCTTTATTGTACATCGGGTGAATGCCGATTTTAGGCGTTTGACAAAGCAGATGTTTGGATGGAAGGAAGATAATCCTTTATACGAGGCCACCAACGTAATTGAAATTGCAAAGGATCGCGATAATGGTACGATGGACTATTTTATACCGCTCTACTATGAGCCAGAGACAAAGCGACTGAAGAATAGCCAATCTGAAAACAAAATATATGGTTGGAATACAACCAATGATGGATTCCTAGAGGTTTCTCAGGAAGAGATTCCATTCGATTAGTTAAGAAGAAGGTTAGGTATAGCGGGGATGATGCCATGAAAAGAAGTGAATTGCAGGCGTACTTAAAGGGGTTCAAGCGGGATGGAGAGGTAGCGGTTATCGTAGTGGACTCGCTGGGCCGGAACCGCTACCCAGTCTTAGAAATAATGTGCGCCACAGATATGGGAGATCCAGTAATTGTTATTGATGTTGGATCGTCGGTTAATCTGGACACAGAAAATCTGGAGCACACAGATCTGACAGACCAGCTACAGCTGGATCTATAGAAAGGAGCAAAAATAAGATGATTAAAGTAGGCGATACAGTGACTTGGAAAAGTCGATCTTACAGAAGTGAAAAAAGAAGAACTGGCAAGGTATTAGCAATCGTTCCTGCGGGACAAGATGTGGACAAGCTGGTGCCAAAGGACGAACCGATTAGCCATCGGAACTATACGATGGTAATGAAATGTGATCGGGCGTTGGTAGAGGTTATCGCGGGAGCCTATGGTGGGTTGAAGCATTATTATGCACCGAGGCTGTCAGTGCTGGAAAGACAGGAGGCAGAACAGTGAAAGCGACTGGAATCATTAGAAGAGTAGATGATCTCGGAAGAGTGGTAATTCCGAAAGAGATCCGGCGCACGATGGGGGTAACAGAGGGAACAGCATTGGAGATTTTCGTTGAGTCAGATGGCAGCGTGATCTTCAGGAAGTATATGCCAGAAAATAGCCTTATTGAACGTATAGAGGATATCGAGATGGTGGTAAATGATATCTCTGAGGATTTGGGTGATAAGGTGAGCGATATTCAAAGCCATATTCGCAGCTTGAAGGAACTTTGCAGTAATTCAGTGGAGGAGTAAGCGTGAAGGCAGTATTAAAATATCCAGGGAGTAAGTGGAGTATCGCCCAATGGATCATAGGCTTTTTTCCGCCGCATCACAGCTACTTGGAACCGTTTTTTGGAAGCGGGGCGGTGTTATATAACAAACCTCGCAGCCACATTGAAACGGTGAATGACCTGGATGGAAATGTGGTCAACCTATTCGAGTGGATTCGCCAGGACCCAGAGCGACTTGCACGTGAGATTTATTTAACCCCGTATGCAAGGCAGGTATACAATGCAGCTTTTGAGACAGAGCCAGTGGACAGTTTCGAACGCGCTGTAAACTTTTACATTCGCCTTAACATGGGTCACGGCTTCCGAACCAATGGAGAGCGTGTAGGCTGGAAAAACGACGTACAGGGCCGGGAACGGGCTTATGCTTCCCAGGACTGGTGCAATCTACCAGGGAAAATTATGCAAGCAGCGGAACGCCTTAGAGGCGTACAGATTGAAAATATGCCAGCTGTGGAGTTGATACAACGTTTCAATTATCCTAATGTATTAATCTATGCCGATCCGCCTTATGTGCTGTCCGAAAGGCACGGAAAGCAATACCGCTTCGAAATGGAAGATGATGCACAGGCCGATCTATTGGATGTGATCCTTGCACACAAGGGTCCGGTATTAATCAGTGGATACGACAACGATTTATACAATGACCGGTTGCATAGCTGGCACAGGGAAGAGACTGATTGCTATTCCCAAGTCTGCAGCAAAAAGCGAGAGGTCTTGTGGATGAATTTTGAACCAGAACGGCAAATCAGTATATCGGACATGCTGGCATATACTGATTAAAAACACGGATTTAGTTGATTAATAATTTCCGCAATCTTAACGATATGGAAAGAGGTGAGCACATGACATTAAAAGAACTGGCACAGATGTATGGTATGAGTGTAGCGGAGTTATGCGAGCGCAGCGGGTATACGCGGCAGGGCCTTAACCGTATTCTGCGGAGCGACAAGGTTACATATCCGGGACGGTTCCGGGCTGCTCTGCTGCATCTCCTGATCGTGTCAAAAAACATAGCAGAGGAAGAGGCTGCAAAGGCCAAGGAGAGAGACAGATTGCGGTTTGCGGCTTTGGATAAGCTGGCAACCGCTAAGGGTGTGCAGTGGAAGCCCAACCAGGAACCGTTTGACGACTCGCCGGAAGGGATCACTGGGGGAACTACGATAACCATGAATGAAATACTGGATTCTGGTTTTGACATTGGTGAGACCTGTGAGGAATGTATCCGGTGCTATGGGTACAATAATTGCCATGAAGAAACGGATGATGAGTGTAGCCAATTTGACGAAGTGAGAAGTGATTATAGTGATTGGAAATCACGGATTTAGGAGATTAAAATGAAGCTGCTGGTTACATGGTTAAAAAGAAACGGTAATTGCCGCTATTGGACAAATTCAAAGAAAGTTGAACAGGCGGCAATGTCACTGGTATGCCTTCGAGGAGCGATTGAACGGATGGCGGAAGAAGATAAAATATCTTTTGATGAGGCGTGGGAAAAATATTTCAAAACAATTAATGGTGATTAAGCCAGGAAAGGAAAATCAATGGGATATTGTAACGGAGATTGTGAGTATTTAACCACCCGACATAATTGCAAGAAATATAAAAAGGGTCTTACCTACAGCAAATTCAGCAGCCGGAGCATATCAACTGGAGCTGTCCATGAACGATGCAGTGAATGCGATAAGGATCATTGGATTGCTGAATTGGAGGAGCGGATCAGTCATCGGTGGATTCCGGTGGCGGAGCGGCTGCCAGATGGCGGAGAGGATGTCTTGGTATGTACGAGACATGGATGGATTTTGACAGCTTGGTATGGCACCAATAAACAGTGTTGGAACATAACTCCAACGGATATCACCATGGGAGATATTATTGCATGGCAGCCGTTGCCGGAGCCGTACAAGCCAACGGATTAATCGGGAAAATCGTTATTTTCCGGTAGAACCGGAGGAAGGTGGAGTTATGACCGAAAGTATGAAGGATTTTTGTTTGGGTATGACAGAACAGGAACTTGATTTGACTTTTCAAGACAAATGGGATTCATTGTTCAAGCAGATTTATAAAGACGGTGTCTATTATCAGGTATGTCTTGATAATGGTGTTGCAGTTGATTTATATGCAGTAATTTAACATTTAATGGAGGTGTGTATGGATAAAGATTTTTCAGAAGGATTTATGCATGATATAGCAGATTTGTTGGAATATTGTGCAGAAAATAATACAGATAATGTCGATTTGATTTTTTGTTTTGGAGATAAGGAATTGAGCGTGAATATCGCATTTTCAGCTAAACAAAACTGACAAATTAATAATAATGGAAGGAGGTAGGAGCGGTGGCCACCGTAACGGGATATCCTGGCTCTTTTCTAAAATGAAAGATTTAATAATTGATTGCTTTGCTGGAGGTGGTGGGGCTAGTGTTGGAATAGAAATGGCTTTGGGACGACCAGTTGATATTGCCATTAATCATGACCCACAGGCGATTCGAATGCATCAAGTCAATCATCCAGATACATTGCATCTGACCGAGGATATATTTAAGGTCGATCTTAAAACGTACGTTGCCGGACGCCATGTAGCACTTATGTGGGCCTCGCCGGATTGTACGAGCCATAGCAAAGCGAAGGGCGGGCAACCTCGGAATAAAGGGCTCAGAATTCTTCCGTGGGCGGTATACAAGCATGCAAAAGCAATTCTGCCTGATGTGATTCTGATGGAAAACGTCGAGGAAATACAACAGTGGGGGCCGCTGGATAAGGCAGGTCATCCGATAAAAGAAAGAGCTGGAGAAGATTATAAACGATTCGTAGCGGCTATGGAAAAGCTGGGATATGTTTTCGACAGCCGAGAATTGGTGGCAGCAGATTACGGAGCACCGACAACACGGAGACGCTGGTATGCAATCTTTCGGAGGGATGGGAAGCAGACTGTATGGCCTGAGCCAACATACAGCAAGAACGGAGCTGATGGCCGGAATAGGTGGTTGCAATGCGGTGATTATATTGATTGGACGGATTTGGGGCGTTCCATATTTGATCGGAAAAAGCAACTTGCTGAGGCTACGATGAAACGGATCGCCAACGGTTACGTGAAGTATGTCGTAAATAATCCTCGGCCTTATATAGTACATAATCAAAGTGCCGTCGCTTTTATGATCCAATACCACGGGGAGACGCGGGAAGGTGATTCACGAGGGCAACTCCTCACGGAGCCAATAAAGACAATCGATACTAGCAACCGGTATGGTTTGGTAACGGCGTTCGTCACAAAGTTTTATAAAACTGGTATCGGCCAGGGCTGTGAAGAACCTCTACATACGATTACCACATCGCCGGGGCATTTCGGGCTAATATCTGTATTTTTGGTTAAGTATTATGGTACTGGTTGTGGACAGGAGGCAGGAAAGCCGCTGGGAACTATCACAACAAAGGATCGCTTCGGGTTGGTTAATGTGATTACGGATATAGATGGAGAAAAGTATATCTTAAAAGATATATTTTTGCGGATGCTGAAACCGGAGGAACTAAAGAGAATGCAGGGATTTCCAGTGGATTACATTATCAATAAGGACATAGAAGGTAAGCCGTATCCAGTTAGTGAGCAGGTAGCCCGTATAGGAAATAGTGTTGTGCCTATCATGGCCCAGGCCCTGGTTTCTGTAAATTGTCCGTATCTTAAGGTGGGAAAACGAATGCCGAACATGAGTATAGATTTTAGTGAGCAGCAGCTGAGATTTGCATAAAAGTTTAGTAGAAAGAAGGTGATAGCGTGAACAACTATGCAGCGATTGGATATGCACTTTTGGCAGCGGACGAGATGGGGCTGAGCAAAGAGCAGAAAGAGCGATTTTGGCAGCTCATGCACTCGATTATGGACGAGGTAGGCGAGAATAAGGCAGAAATGCGGTTTATGGGGGCGGTGGAAGGTGGATGAGAAGCAATTACAAGCGTATTGGCAAGCCTATACAGATGCTTGGCGGCTAATTAAAAATCGAGATCGGGTTCAAAAGAAACATGTTACCGAGATGGTAAAAAAGCATGACATTGGAGTTATGAATCGCCTTTTCTGCCTGGCTATTTGGCAAGAAATTAAACGAATAAATAATGGCGGGATTCCATTAGAAGATTCAAAATATCAGGCTGCATTTACTGGTGCTTGGAGGATATTTAAAAAATATAGTGTCCCAGATGATACAGATGAATTTTGGATGGGGTTGACAAGGGAAATAAATATACTGGGGTTAGAGTACCAAAATAGCCAGTTTATTCGAAATCTATTGGTCCATGTGACACTAGAGGAAATAGAAAGAATCGAAAGGAATGAATATCATGAATAAGAAAGAAGTCAGTGAAATTAAGAAGCTCTTTACCCCTGCCAGCTGCGCCATCACCAGAATCTGCGGCTGTTACGTGGACGCAGAGAAGGAGAAGCGCACGGAGCTCAAGGAGGCCTTTCTCTCCCTTCCCGAGGAGGAAGCGTTTAAATATTTCAACATTTTCCGGGGAGCCATGACCGGCACCCTGGGGAAGAATCTGATCAACATGGAATTTCCCTTACATACCGAGGCAGCGGGCGGAACTCAGGAGTTTTTGCTGCGGCTGCGAGACAGCGAGTTGAAGGACGACGCTTTGCTGGAGGAATTTTACGACAAGGTGATCGACAACTATGATTATGGCGAAAACTACTATATCATATTGATCCATTGCGCCTATGATATCCCGGCTAAGTCAACGGATGGAAATGAGATGTTTGATGCCTCGGACTATGTGTACTCCTTTATCCAGTGTACCGTCTGCCCGGTAAGGCTCACCAAGCCCGGACTGAGTTACCAGCCCCCTACCAATACAATCGAGAACAGTACCAGAAACTGGATGGTCGGATCGCCTGACCTGGGATTTCTCTTTCCGGCCTTTAATGACCGGAACACAGACCTGCATAGTCTGCTGTATTACTCCAAGAACCCGGAAAAGTTGAGCGTCCAACTGATCGACGAGGTGCTGGGCTGCACTATCCCATTGTCCGCCAAGAGCCAGAAGGAGACCTTCCGGTCTATTGTGGAGGAGACCCTGGGCGAGAACTGCGACTTTGAGAATGTAAAAAATATCCATGAGAGCCTGAACGAGATGCTGGAGGAACATAGAGATAACCCAGAACCGCTGATACTGGACAAGCACCAGGTGAAGCGCCTTTTGGAGAACAACGGCGCGGACCCGGAGAAATTGCGGGAGCTGGATACGATCTACCCTACAGACAAGAATGGCCGGGAGACCAGCCTTGTGGCTTCCAATATGGTCAATGCTCGTATTTTTGAGATCAAGACCCCGGATGTGAGCATAAAGGTGGCCCCGGACAAGACTTATCTGGTACAGACCAAGATGGTGGAGGGCCATTCTTGTATCGTTATCGAGGTCAACGAGCATGTGGAGATCAACGGAATTACTGTTAAACCAATCTGAATAAGAGATTTTCTGGGATAATAAAAGCCGGGTGAAAACCCGGCAATAAAAAACGATTGGAACCGAACGTATGTGCGAAACAAGAGCAAAGCGGCGGACACCCGCCAAGATGATTCCGCCGCTAACATGATACGTCTGAGCATATTATACCGACTCAGACGGAGAAAATCAACAGGAAATAAATACCAAATCGGAGGAGGGTATAGTATGCAGACGGCAATTAATACAGATATTTTTGTTATGGATGTTCTCGAAACATTAATGACGCAAATGGACCAGTGGACTGAACATGAACGCCTTCAGCAAGTAAAGACTGTATTGTATATGCATTTGATGAATAAAACGATTTTGGCAGATGAGCAAAATGACCGTCAGTTACCCGCAGAATGGGTGGATGACACTCCACAAGTTATTGAAATGTTTCTGAGATGCTTGCGGCTTGAAAAGAGAACAGAAAGCACGATTAAAAATTATCGAGGAGAATTGAGAGGACTATTCAACTATTTGAATAAGAATTATGCTGATGTAACAACAAATGATATCAGGGGATATTTGGCCTGGAGGGAGGTAGTAAAGCATAACTGTGATAATACGCTTAATAATAAAATACATGTGTTTCAGAGTTTCTATAAATGGGTTATGGATGAGGATGTGATAGAAGATGGTGGAATCCTTCAACGAAAACCCAAAAAGAATCCAATGAGTAAAGTACATAAAATAAAAATTGAAAAGAAAGTAAAGACAGTGTTATCTGATGAGCAGGTGGAAATTATTCGTTGTGGATGTCAGCGGATTAGGGACCGTGCTATTGTTGAAATTTTAGTTGCAACAGGAATGCGAGTGTCGGAATTGGTGGGTCTCAACATAGAGGATATCGACATTAATCGCAAACGTTGTATTATATATGGTAAGGGACGTAAAGAACGTCCAGCATTTTTTACACCACGTGCGATTGTACATATACAAGAATACCTTGAATGGCGAATGAACAAAGGGGACAGTTGCCCGGCACTATTTATTAATTTCCGCCGTACTAGAGGACAATATACTCGCATGCTTACAGATAGTGTAAGGAACATGCTTAATACTATTGTGGCAAATGAACCTCGACTTGCTGGTTTGAATTTGTATCCCCATATGTTCCGCCGGTATCTTGCAACATATATGGCAAGGCATGGTGCTCCATTAAAGGATATTAAGGCCGTACTGGGACATGAAAATGTCAATACAACATTAGAGTGCTATATTGTTGAAGATGTAGATGATACTCAAGCCGCGCATGAACGTTATGCGGCATAGTTATAATTCCAATCCATGAGGTTCTTCGCAGACCTCGACAAAATTTCTTGCCCCCTGCATAAGAATTTTAATCCCCCCGGGGTATGGAAATTGAGCTGAAAATATTGAAAATAGAAAGCTGTAAAATTTCTGATAATTGGGGATTTAAGGGAAGTGAAAAGCTGATTTTGGATTTTGGTCAAATAGCTGCCACTCTCTAATAAGAGTAAATGAAACAAACATCCTTGAATAGGATGTCTGAGATATTGTTATTGATCACGGTGCGGAAAGTTAAGGCATTTTAATGTGCCAAATGAAAAAACTATCCATCAGCACAACAAAACGGCTTAAAAGGCATTTTAAGCGCTTGCAATCATACTATCATATTAGCGTTGAATACGCAATACATTAATCACGATTTGCTGGCGTTTGGGCCGTCGTTATCCGGCGGCCCGCGTTGTGAATACTGCATACATATCTACCCCCTGTATTGATATTTTGCGCGTGGGGATCCGCAGCCCGTCCGCATCCTGCCCTGCGGCTGATAGTGCCTTGATCTCCCCATATGCGGGATGTTATCGCACAACCGTTAAGCGCCGGATTACGTCACCGGGGCGTTGCTGGTTTACGGGCTACCGGCTTGCGTAGGACGGTAGGCAGGTACGGGACCATTGCAAGCACTTAATCCACCTGCAGGTGTTGCACCTGCTAGACGGCTTGGAACCGTGGTGAATGTTGTTTCGAAGAAAACAGGTAGGCAAGGTAGGTAATGGTGTTTAAATTATCTTGTTTGTTTTTGTGGTTGCGTCATTACAAAAATATCCTTTTACATAATGACACCCACTCAATTTTTTGAGTTTTTTTGAGTTTTTCAGGTCGTAATTGGCTTTTGACTGTTCCATTAGAAATGCAACCAGTTCCACAAAATCCCCTATTGTCATCTCAATCCATCCTTCATTAAGTTTTTCGATACAGGATATGTGGAGGAGTTTTTTTCCTCCGGTCTGAAGGCCGAGACTATTATAATAGTTGATGTAGATATCCTGACGACCTGAAAGCCCCGCAGACATCCGGAGCGCATAGCGTCTATCGCGTTTCTGTGACTGCTGATATTCCTTGATCCTAACCCTGATATGTCTATCAGAAAGTAAGAACAGGATAATGTCTTTTACGAACGGAGCCGGGCCGGACAACATGTCCACGTCAATAGTGTTATCATAATTGTTGATAACGATTGCTCCATAGCCCTTTTCGTTATAATGTCCAGACAGTGATGAAGCAAGGTTAAGTGATTTGTAACGGAACGGCTTGACAATTCTTCCCTGATCTTTATAGGTTTTCATTTTCTTCTTTCTTCCCTTTTCCCTGGGAGCCAGGAAATAAAAAAGCCGCCCGGGAATCGAACCCGGGTAAATCCTAACGGCCTGAATTATGCGGTTTCCTGCGCCTGCCTACGGGCGTGCTCTGCCTGCCAAAATGCTTCTAACGCATCAGACACGCGCTTTTCGTGCGCCTCTTGTTTGGCGTCATCCGCCGTTTTCAAAACCCGAAACCACCAGCCGGCACCGTATTTGTAGGCCCTGCAGCTATAAGAGCGTTTGCGGCTCATGCAGCGTTCAAAGTCGTTCATTTTGCGGCGGGCATCCGGATCCTGATAAAAATCAAAGGTGACCATCAGCCCGGAAACGCAAAAGCCGTCGTTAAAATAATCAGGGTTGCCCCATTTTGCGGGGCGGTATGTAATTCCATTGTCTGTCAACCATTTTTCGATCTGTTTCATTTTGGGCTTTCTCCCCTGTACCCTGGGGGCTGGGATGTAAAAACCGCCGCCGGTATTGGTCCGGCTGGCATTCTCTGCGGCGGTTATTTAAATAATTCCAAAAACCCCGTATAATTTGCAACTGGCAATTTACACCCCCGTTTTTTTGCGCCGTCTGGTGTGATAAAATGAAAACAGAATAAATCTGGGGCGGTTGATATGCCATAAAATCCGGCAATTTTTAAAATATCGCTGTATTTGATATTTTCCATCGTGACATTCCCAATTAATCCAACAACAATACTATTTTCTGTTTCCGCAATTTTAGAAAAACGTCCGCTTAAATTCATTTTGTCCTTTTCTCGCCTGCCATCTTCAGCACAGGGGGGCGATTCCCTGCGGACGCTCCAGCGGTGGAGCGTTTCGGCTATGCAACAACTACCAGTCTTTCGGCTCCCATCTTGCGCGGGGTAATGTTGCCGCTTTCAAGGCTTTTTAATATGGCGGTTATTGTCTTTCCGGTTTTACTAGGTAACAGTTCCACAACCTCACTTTTATAGCCAAAATTCCAGATTATAACATCGCCCACTTTTAAATTTTTCACAGCGGTTCCTGCCTGTTGTCCATGAATGCCTTGTAATTTTACAGTATTTTCCATAGCGTTCATTCCTCTCTGGTCTGCCATCGTCAGAGCCGGGAGACCATCCCGCGGCTGACACCCTCGCGGGTGTTTCGGCTTTAATATCTGCTGGGTTTTTCGTAGCGGATAATTGCTACTGTTTCGCTGGTAGAAGCCAGGGTTCCGAATCCATTAAACATCGGACCGTTAAGCCCTTTTAATTTCGGCTGTCCTTGCAATTCTTCACAGTTTGCCGGGTTGTGGTTGTAATCATAGATTAGGCTATTCATCTGCTCCGCTGTTTCAATATCGGCGGGCAAGTCATACACGCATTTTGTGCCGTCCATTGCGTTCGTCCCAATGAGCATGTTTATCTCTCCTTTATTCTTCCTTAACAGGTCCCAGTACACGAAGCTTAATCGTTTCAACGGGGGATCCCCCAACAAAGCAGGGAATACAGTTTTCGTGATCCGAAAATGCGACTACCTCATACCCCCTCCGGTCACCTGCTGCAAAATACATTTCTTCCCCAGTTATGGTTTCGGCCAGTTCGAAATTTTCGGGAATTTCGATATAATACGGGTCAGAATACACATGATCCCAGTCGTTCCATACTTCGGTGAGGCTCCATCCCCATGTACCAGTTCTGCATGATTGCCATTTGTGCATAATTACTTTTTTCATATTGCCTCTTTTCTCCAGCGGTTGGCTGGCTTGCTATATTATGTTTTTGGTTCCTGGGATTTTTATCTCCTCCCGTCTGCATCTCCCGGGCTTCGGACCGGCTGTGGCTGCATTAGAGGGGCGGCAATGCCGCCTATGAAAAGATGAATTTTTCAAGTTGCTGTTTCATGTTGTCTGGAATCAAAAATGCATAACTTGTTTTAATTCGCCAACGGATGACAGCTCTTGCGGCTATGTACAGGCGTTTTCTTTGCTCTTTATCCATATCCAATACATCCATAACGGCACAAGTTGCGTTCTGCGCTGCATAATGCCATTTTTCGGCATATTTCAAGTGTTCCTTGCGCTCTTTCAGCTTTTCGTAATCTCCGTTGTAGAGAGTTTTTCCAGAGACCATATAATCTGCATAATAATCATTTTCTTCCTCAACGCAATCAATTAGTCTTTCGATATTAATATTCATGATTCCTCTTTCTCCGGCTAAGCCGCTGCCGGGTGGGTGTTTGCTGTTGTTTTGTTATGTCTACACTATATCACTTTTAAAAGTGATTGTCAATAGACTTTATAACTTTTTTTAGTGATATCTTTTGTTTGACTTTTACACCAGGATCATATATCATTGATAATATAGGAGGTGCGCTATGCTTAAATACAAAATAGATGTAGCGGACGCCCTGGAGCGCAAAGGTTTTAATCTTTACAAAGCTAAAACAACAAAGCTTTTGAGCCAGGACACGTTAAAAAAAATAAAGAAAGAAGATACAAGTATATCTTTGGAAAGCCTTAATAAAGTATGTTTAATTTTGGATATGCAGCCAAAAGACTTGATAGAGTTTAAGGCGACAGAGGAAGAAGAAGAGGTGAAGAAAAAATATAACTTTTAGAAAATGTCTTGACTATAACTTTATAAAGTTATATAATTGGGGTATCAACAGAGAGGAGATACCAAAGATGGCAAGGGCAGACAAGACGTATCAAAAAGTCATGACTGGGAAATCTGATAATAACATAGACTTTAAGGAATTCCGGTATATGATCAAATGCCTGGGATTCCGGGAACGAATAAAAGGTGATCACCACTTTTTCAGCCAGACCGGAATCGTGGAGAGAATCAATATTCAGCCGTCCGGAAATAAGGCAAAACCTTACCAAGTGGATCAGGTGAGGGAGCTTATCAAAAAGTATAATTTGGAGGTATGATTATGGATTATAAATATCAGATGATCATTACATGGAGCGAAATGGATGGGGCGTATATCGTAGACGTCCCGGAGCTTCCCGGCTGTATGGCCGATGGAAAAACCATTGCGGAGGCTGTAGAAAATGCAAAAGTAATTATCGCGGAGTGGATCGAGTACGCCAAAGAAGATGGAATCCCGATCCCTGAACCCAAAAGCGTAAAAACTGCATGATTTGTATTTTAGGGGATGAAATTGTGACCCTGGGAAGGAAAAAATGAAAGTATATTTCAAAAAAGCCGATGATTATAATTGTGTTATTATTACAGACGGGAAGACGGCGAAAATCTACAACGCCGCGCCGTCAGGAATCTATGATGGGGTTGATCTGTACGCCCCAGATGCGGCAAAATTGTTATCAGATCATTTTAACGGCCTGTCATATGCCGGGGAATTAGGAAATTATGCTGATATCTATAGCGCCGATGAAATCGACGTGACCGCGGCGCTAATGGGCGAACTGGAAGGCGCTGAGATGGTCTACAGTGGTTGATTGGCGGGAAACTGTTTTGTATGGGGCTAGCGATTGCTGGCCCAATTAAGGTGGTGAGGGATTGAGAACACAAAGGAACTGTAAACATTGTGGGAAAATATACTATGGTGGCGTGGACAGCCTGTATTGTCCAGAATGTGCTCAGATGGCCAGGAAAAATAATGTTGTGCGTGATCGGATCTGTATAGACTGCGGCACAACATTCCCGGGTGGGCCACGGGCGCGGCGTTGCCCGGAGTGTCGGCGTATTGCCATGCAGGATGCAGGTAGGAGGTATAGGCAGCGGGGTGCAATAAGGCCACTGGGTAGCGTAGATACATGCCCTGTATGTGGGCATGAGTATACAGTTAATTCCAGTCGACAAAAATATTGTTCCGATGATTGCCAGCGCACCGCTGTTCTGGCGTGGCAGCGGGAACGGAAAAAGGAATATAATGCAGATCAGCGCATAGAGCAGGCGCGGAAAACCCGGAGGGCAGAACGTCAGAAGGTTTGCGTATACTGCCTGCGGCCGTTTTGGTCAGAAACGGCATCAAATCTTTGTTCGGACTATTGCCGGGCGCATCATAAACAGATACGCTGGTGTGAATCTGAGGCTAGACAGGGCTATAATGTTGATTTGCAGAAATACTATAATGCCCGGGATGCGTACCGGGAGAAAATAAAAAATACCCCATTGACAGATCATGATTAATCTGATATGGTATTTATCAGTTGAACATTGTCAGATAATTTAATATTAAGGCCGTATATAGCCACGTTAATATATACATTTGGTGGATAGGGATATGTAATTATATTATATATTACTCCTCCATCCTGGTAGCTCTTGGAGCCGTGACCCGTTGCATAACGTACATGCAGCAGGTGACGGCTTTTTTATTTGCCCATATTTCGATTTTAGGGGTTTAGGCGAGTATTTCCTCGCTGATGGCGCTGGAAGGCCAGGAAACGGCCAAATTTTACGTTACAAGGGTATTTTAGCTAATCGTGATAGAACAACTAGATCAATGGCTGATAATGACAGATTAAGTGGCCCACTGGGCCTGGAAGGGAGATGGTAGAACATGGCGAAATCAGATGATTATACAGTAGACAGTTTTGTAATTGAATTAGATACAGATGATAAGGAGCAGTCAGAGAGAGAGTATATAGAGCATATTACAGCTACGATCATGACTATTGCTAATGACTTTCTATTACGTCACCCTAATATTAATATATGCTCTTCCCAAGGGATTACAGAGTTGTTCAAGGACATTAAGCGTAAGTATAAGGCCGATATAGATAATATACATGAGCTTAGTATATTGTGGGATATTTATACTATTATCTGCTGTACATGTAGAATTAAGCCTACATTACTTAGATTTGGTATGATGATAGGGGTAAATAAGGATACATTTAATAGCTGGTTAAAAGGGGAATACAGCGGCAGAGTCGCCTCTGGACACTCCGTAACGGCGCAAAAATGGAAGGATGAATGTGAATCAACACTGTACGATGAGGTCATCCAGACCGGTAACATCGGGTGCATGTTTGCGCTAAAAGCCAACTACGGATATCGGGATAACATCCAGATCATTCAATCCGATGAGCGCGCAGGTCTGCCGGTGTACAGCCGTGAGGAGATAGCGGCCAGGGCAGGAACCGTGGCTCAGCTCCCAGATAATGTGGGGGATTTGCCGGATTAGCGGATCGGTATTGTCTGATAATTCGGCCTAATTGTGCCAATATAGACACTATGCCTCTGCATGTGTGCATAATGTATAGTTTTTGCTCCTACATTTGTGCATAATACCATATCAACTATGCGTAAAATTAGCGTTTAACGAATAGTTGAATGCGGACAGACTGTGGAATCAGAGAAAATGGTCAATATGACCAATTTTGAAAGTATTTATTGTATATATTGACAGGTTGAAAAGCAGGGCTGCAGACTCCCCCCCGGCGGGGGTCTGGTGGAAGGGCTCCAAGGCGCTAGTTACCCCCTTCAGTTCCGAAAAAAATAAAAAAGAGTTCCAGATAATCTGGTAGTAAGGTGGTTACATGAATTTAGTCCAGTACATAGCTTTTCGTTTAGATGAGGCTATAGAGATGTTGATGAACTCTGGAAAGAGTAAAGACGAATGTGCTTGCTATCTGATGGATTTCAAAAGGCAACTTTTTAAACCAGAAGAAGTGATAGTGGATGGAGATGAAATGCGTTCATTACCAGAAATAAAAAAAGCCAATATCCGGGAGTGAAGGAGCAGGAGTAATCAGATAAGTTGGCGTAAGAGAGGGATTTTGAAAATTTTTCAAAAAATAAAAAGGAGTCAATTATGCGACAAGCTTTAAAAGCGATTGGCTGGTATCTGGTTCTTTCAGTTATTTGGCAACTATTGGAATTGATTTTCTACAAGGAAATACAGCCCAGAATAGTTGACGATATAATGGGTGTTTTGTTCTTTCAATTCATCTACCAGGCAATGGGAGAATAATGGGAGGTGCCTTATGTGTGGCAACTGTAAATATTACGAATACATAGATAGAGAGTGGGTTTGCAGTAACGAAGAAAGCGAATATTACGGCCTGGAGACAGACTATGTGGATAGATGTGTGGATTATGAAGTAAGGGCTGGGAGAGAAAAGCTGTGGTGACTATGAAAGAATTTGCTCGGACGCTTAATGGCAGAGAATACGATTGCTGTATGTTTACCAAGCAGGAAATCCAACTGGCAAAAGATAGGGGCTGGATCATCGTAACTGGCGCTTCGGATGATTTGATGGAGTTTGAGGGAGCCATATATGATGAGGGAAGCTGCTTTGACGGTGGAAAAGTCTTTTTTTCCAAAGAAGAGGTCTGGAATGGCGAAGATGATATGTCGGCTTTTCCGAACTGCATTGAAGCTGTCTGGTGTGGTAGAGAAATATTGGACAAGATTGGCAACGTGATTCCATGGACGTACAAAACGGACATTCCACATGAGACATTCATGGTATATGAGAATGGAGGCCCGTATTGTCAGGGAATCATGTTCTCGGTTGCAGATTTGAGATAGGGGTTGAACGCAATGCAGTGGACGAGAGTTGCAAAATGGGTAAGCGTAGCGGTTGCTGTTTCTGTTGGTATTTATATCACAAAATCGGCATGGTGCCTGTGGGCATTTATATTACCGATTTGTGGTGATTGAGGTGAGGACGATGGATAAAACGAAAATAGATTGGTGCAATAGCACATGGAATCCGGTTACTGGCTGTCTGCATGATTGCGAATACTGTTATGCCAGAGGAATTGCAAATCGCTTTTCAGGGTATTGGGACGAAAGCATTTTGAGACATTCTGGAGCAGATGGGAACATTCATGTTATAGATAAACCTATGTATAAACATACCACAGGTAAGAATCGTGATTGTCATGTGCATAATATCCAGGCTCCGTATCCTTACGGGTTTGAACCCACACTACATAGATACCGCCTTGACGAATATTGCAACAAGAAGGGGAGAAATATCTTCGTGTGCTCCATGGCTGATCTGTTTGGTGAGTGGGTACCTGATTCATGGATAGAAGAAGTGTTTACGGCTTGTGAAGCGGCTCCACAGCATAATTACTTGTTTCTTACAAAGAATGTCGGGCGATATGCAGAACATGGCGTTCCAATGGCTGAAAATATGTGGTATGGAACAAGCATTACCAAAGAATCAGACACGGATTTATTTAATTCCCTTCCAGCTTTCTGTAATACATTTGTGAGCATAGAGCCTATTTTGGAAGATTTGCAAGTAGAAAAATGCAATATTATGTTCCGACAAGTTGATTGGTTTATCATCGGCGCAGAAACCGGGATAAGAAAAAACAAGGTTATGCCGGAAAGAAAGTGGATTGAGGATATTGTGCGTGAGTGCCGGAAAAACAATAAGCCGATATTCATGAAATCCAGTCTGGCCGATATTTGGGGCGAGCCGCTGATTCAGGAGTTTCCCGTAGCCTTGAGAAAGTTGGAATTATGAGGTGATGAAATGGCAGAAGTGAAAATTTTAGACGCTGAAGAAATGACGTTGCAAATGGCAGTATGTAGATTACGAAATGAGCTTGTGAAAAAAGGCGATTGGTATGATGGTTTTGTAGCAAGCATTGGTAGCTCGTTGCGGGAAAGTGGAGTATATGAGCCAGATATAGAGGATATGGCAAGACGTATCTTAAACAGGATTATCGGACTGGAGGAGCAGGATGGAGATAATTAGATATTATGTTACGTTTTGCGACTTGAGTATTATAGCCGCTATGGTCTGGTGTACATTTAATTTTGCGTCCAGCAAAGTGGAACGAAATACAAGCTTGGGAGCAATACTCTTCTTGATTGCAAATCTTTTGCTGATATGGAGGTAGAGACAAAATAAGGCTTATATGGTTACTTGTTTTTGCGGCGTTATTCATAATTGGAGTGGTTGTTTTCTGGATTTTTAGTAAAATCGTATGTTTATGCAAAAGTAAGATCAAAAGAAAATTGGGTAACAAAAATCATGGATGAGTAGATAACGGGTTTTGGAGGTATATACCGAGAATGATTTATACCTATTTCGGAATTATCCTGTTCCTAATATGGGAGCCGGTTAAATTCATAAAGGAAAGTCCTGTAAAGCAGGCAATAGGGCCGAATCAAGCTGGTAAACATGGGATTCCTTATGCTTGTGAGCGGTCGAGGCATCCTAAGTAGCTTTAGCCCAGATATGACGAGATATTGCGGATAATTATCTTGATTGAATCCCAACAAAGAAACAATATTTGGTTATATAAAGGGCCAATGGCAGTGAAAGAATGTCGGTAAAACTGCTGAAATATCCGTCGAACATAAAAAATTAAAATTTATACCGAGTCCGATGATTGTCCGGCCAGAAATGGTCGGACTCTGGAGAGATACCCAAGTCAGGCAAGGGGGCCGGATGCTAACCGGTTAGGCTGTAAAAGGCGCATGGGTTCAAATCCCATTCTCTCCGTTATGCAGATGTACCCAAGAGGTCATAAGGGCGTGGTCTTGAAAATCAATGTGGCATTTGCCCCGGGGGTTCGAATCCCTCCATCTGCGTTTCCGTATATGTGGCAGTATGCGGTAGTATGTTTTCATCGTATGCCCTTTCCACCTCATAGCTGATAGGCTGTTAAGGCGGCTTACGACCGCCGTGAGGTTTTCTGCGAATAGCCCTGAAAGTGTAAGGCATAAGCGATAACATGTCAATGTCGCGGTTGCTGACGTGGGTTTAGGCATTCAAAGTGGAAGAGGTCTGAATGAGCGGAGTGACGACACCACGCCGCGGAGGCAAGCGAAAGCGACAATAAGGAAGCAGACCATAAGAGGGTGAACTGTGTGGGGCTATTCCCTCTTGACACCGGGAAAGACTGGATATTCGCGAATATGAGTTGCCAGTGAAATGCTATAAACTGGACTGGTCTTGTATGCACCATGTGAAGGTCGAATATCCGTATACACGGCATCGGTTGGGAGTAAAGCCGTAAAGTCCGGAGAGCCTTTGAGGACGTAAAACTCCATAGTGCAAATGCATGGCACGATAAAAACATTGCTAACGGGCACAGGCCCGTTCTGGGGATTTAGCTGAGAGGTATAGCGATAGGCTGTTAACCTATGTACATCGGTTCAAGTCCGATAATCCCCTTAAGGATGAGTAGCCTAGTGGCGAGGGCAGCAGACTGTAAATCTGTGACAGGGAAATATCGTTGGTTCGAGCCCAACCTCATCCATTCATGCGACGGCATGGGTTTTGCATATGTGGTTCAAATCCATACGCTTTTGTAATGGAAATGGTGTGAGCGCAACCAGAGTACTTTTCAAAAGTCAGGCGCAGGGGGTAAGCCCGGTTTAATTCCGGTGTGCAGAATGTTGTCAGGTCGTTCCTGACTGAACTGAGAGTGAGCGTAACGCCTCAGAGAGTTATTGACAATGCCCACTGAAAACTACTGGAACATATTGGTGCACAAGTATGCTTGCGAAACCGGCAAGAGCTGGATAGTAGACAGTGTGATAATCTAAGTGGGCCGTGCTAAGGACGCTTAGCAAAGTGGTTAATGCCTCCGGCTCATAACCGGAAGATTCCTGGGTTCGATGCCCAGAGCGTCCATTGGTGGCTGAAAGTTTAGTGCAAGAGAGTAATGCAATAATCCAGAGATGATGTTGTGAGCCGAGTCTAATTTCTGGGTTTATCTAGAGACAGCATGAAATTTCTTAGTAGCCAGTAAGTGAACGTGCTTTATACAAGCGGCTTGTATAGATATGGTTCTACCGGATAATGGGCTGTGGTGAAGCGGTTTAACACACAGGACTTTGACTCCTGCAAGCGTGGGTTCGAATCCCACCAGCCTAGTTTGACATTTTTTGAGGTGATTATATGATTGTAACGAAGCATGCGAAACAGCGGCTGAAGCAAAGATGTGGTCTGAATGAAAAATCTAGTGACCGGATGGCGGCTGTCGCATATGAGAAGGGTCTCCGGCACAGTGATTTAACCGGAAATCTAAAAAAATGGGTGGATAGCCTTTATTTTAAGAATGAGATCGAAAATCAAATTCGCCTGTATGGGGATAAGGCATACATATTCCATGATACAAAGTTGATTACAGTTCTTCGGATACCGCACAATCTGGTGAAAGAGGTTATGCGAATTAGCAGAGGAAGGAAGTAGGCGATATGTTTGATATTGAAAAAGCCCGGAGTAAGGGCATGGATGAGCGAACAATAAAAATTATGCAGGATATAAATGAGAATAACCAGAAGGAGGAATCCTGCCGGCGGCATGAGTTTGAGCATGAGAAAATAAATGGACTGCCCAAGTACCGTTGCAAGAATTGTGGCTGTGTGGTCGATGTGGCGTTTGTAAAAGGATACGGGAGGGGATTAGAACATGGGAAACAGTGAAATTGACGAATTGCAGGAGAGAGTGCATTGCTATGAAAAACAGACAAAGGATATGCGAGCACATATTGAGTGTTTGAAAGCGGAATTGTTAGAATCCAAGACATGTACCAAAGATTTGAAAAGAGAACTTCCGGTCGCGCCTATTGATGTGGCAGCTATGATTATACGGGAAACAGTAAGATTGAAAACAAGTCCAATTCAAAAAGCATTTATTCCTAATGTGCCAGAAGAATATGAGATAGATAAATATTCTACCAAAGATTTAAAGGAGATTGCGGAGCATTTGCTGGCCTATTGTAATAATCAAGAGAATGGGGTGTGAAGTGCGATTATGGATGGATTCCAATTAATGTTGCAAAACTATTGTTCCTATTGCCCAGATTTTGAACCGGAAGTTGATAAATTGGACTGCACCATGATTGGTGATTCTACTCCAAAGACAATGAATAATATTCGGTGCCTGCATGAGCGCAAGTGTGCCAATATTGTAGAAAATATGAAAGGTCGTGTGTAATGCCACCAAAAGATTACGGAGAAACAAAAGTCTGTTTTATGGTAGATAACAGTATAGTGCTACCCCCTATGGATGAAATTCCGGAGCTACACATTGATTCAGTACCAATAGCTGACGAAGATCAGAAAATGCTGGCTGCATTGCGCGAACCCGTCGAGTTGAGTTTTTCTTTCGATATGCCGGTTTCTCCAGGGGGGTTAATCCTTGCTATGTGTGTGGGATGTACTCGGGAGCAGATACAACAAAATAATTGGAGGAGACTTCATGGATTTCCTATGAAGCGAAATAGGCATAGAAGATCTGTGTAATAGAATGATCATCGCGAGAGATGCAAGACCATTCTGGTTCCAGATAAAGAGAAGGTGAACAGAAATTATGATAACCGAGGAAATGATACCAAGGATTGAGCAGGCGTTTGGATTCCGATTGTATGATTGGCAGAAAGATTACTTGCTTGGAAATCTTTGTGGTTTGCGGACTACATGAGAGAAATCAATGAGAAACTGGTAGCGGCGGGATTTAAAACGAGGGTTATGAGATGAGCAATATTGATGACCGGATAAAGAGGGGTAAACCATGAGCAACGGGGAGTTACATATTGAGATTGATTGGGGTGGGGAAGATAAAACAGGCATTACGCTGATATGTGGAGGCTGCCGTCATGTGATAGATATCTATGCTTCTGAAAATATGTTTTGCGTGCCGGTTCGGATTCAAAGGAACTGCCCAAAGTGCGGAACCAGGTTCAGTAGGATTGCGGGGAGGATGAAGTGAAATGTTAAGGCCAGATGTGGAATATGATACTCCTTTGAAGCCATGTAAAATAAAAATTGATGAAATCTTATATCCAGCTGTTATGCAGGAGCACAGGTTGATTTCAGAAAATATCAATGTAAACAGGGAAATTATTACAGATTGTACAAGCATTCGAAAATACATTTTTGAGGAGCCGTTCGCTGTATTCAAACCAGAGCCTTTTATGGTTGAATGTGACGATGGGTATTGTAGTATATGCTATATGTCTGATAATAGACTGTCAATAATTGAAATGGAAGGATCGAAGATGGATTTTTCCAAAGCAATGAACCTGCCCGAAGAAGGATTTGATGGGCAGGCGGATATAATAGCAGGATGGGTTATCTGCCCTTACTGTTTGAAAAAGCAGTTTAAGGTTAATTCAGATACAAGGATTGAGAGAATGCCGTATAAGTGCAAGAACAGCAAGTGCCGGAGGGAGTTAATTGTGAATGTCTAGGTGTTAGTACAATGCGTGCTGACTTGGGTAAGAGGACCCTGTAAGTAGTTGATACTGGAACAATAACCAGCTATGGATGTACATAAAGTGATGGGGTGAATATGGTCAAACAAATGGATATCTTTGACTTCATCGAAAAGCCACAACCACCAAAAACACAGTTTGAGCAGATATTTTCCATAATTGACAAGCCGGTAATTCGGTGTGCAAATTGCCTTTGCCAGTATTGTGCGAACAATGCAGAAGAAATCTGGAATAAAGTCAAGCCGGAAGAAATGGGAGAGCCATGCTTTAACTGCGATGAGTGCAGAGAGTATACCGGTGAATCCAAGCATAAAATGATGGATTGTGAGCAGTGTAAGGAATTTGTTATCTCTGAATATGGAGCGAATTACAATAGACGGAAATTAAAGTTAATTTAGGGGTGTAAAGATGGGAATGACGGCGAATCAGCTTTCCTTGGTTCGATATGTGGCTGAAAATAATTTAAGCAAGGCAAAACAAGCGGCAATAGCTTGCTGTGCAGAAGATACAACTCAGAAGAACCAATGGGAGGTTAGAAAATATAAAAGCATTTTGATGTCCGGCGGTATGAATCTCATGGAATTACCTGCAAACATATCCTCTTTTGCGACTATGGAGGACTTGTCCCTTACATATATTGGCAACAGGTATTATTTGACCAGTGAGGAAGAACGGCTCTTTGAGTTGATTAAGAAAATGAATGATGTCAGTTTACAACTGATGGAAAAGCAAATCCCATATTTGAACGCAACTCTTCTATATGGGGAAAGTTAAAAGGGAATATGGAAGTGGCGGTGCGAGTGCGGAGGTTTCACGAAGCACGACCTGTTTATTGCAGCTTTTGGATTCTGTGAGCAATGACCATGTGATTCTTGCGGCAACAAATCTTGTGGAAGATGTAGACACTGCTGTGAAGCGGAGATTCACGCAGAAACACGAACTTTGCAGGCTATCATCGGAGGATAACGAGAAGTTCATGGTTCAATATCTGGAGGACACGGGATTTGAGTATGATGTGGAATCAGTCAAGGAGTATGCAAAATCAAACGTCACGCAGGCAGAGATTATGACGCACATGACGAGAGCGATTGCCAGTATGTTGATTGAGGGCGGTAAAAAGGTTATTTTGTGATTTCCGGGAACCGGAGGAAAGGAAAAGATGGCAATAAATAAGTTTTATGGGTTTTACCAAGAAGATGAGATTTGAAAAACTAAAACCAAATATTTTGTAGTGTCGATTTAAATAGAGCCTGTCTATAAGACGTTTAATGAGCCTTCGGCCTTTGTGAAATAAGCAGAGGAAGGAGGCTTTTTCTATGGATTTCCATGAGCATCGGGAAATAATCAACAAACTAAAGCGGCAGCTTACCACGCCGCCATCATATGATATGCTCAGTGTTCTGCTGAGTGAACTCCAGTATACAATGGAAGATAACCCGGAATTGCCAGTGGATGAACGGGATTTTGTCATGGCGTATTCTGGGTTCATTAAGAAACAGGCAACTATGATGTACGTCGAGACAATGGACCAGCGGTGGGATGACCTGTATTGGCGAACCGTGTTATTTGAGGCTCCGTATCTGTTTGAATCGTATCTGATTTATATGGAGAAAGACCGAAGTCCCATGAAGCGTTTTTACCTTCCACGACGTAGAACACTGAAAGTGGTTGTGGATGATCTACAAGATTTGGAAGATAGGAAACTGGATTTCTATGGTTTATCAATGCCAAGTCGTGTGGGCAAGAGTACGATATGTATTTTCTTTTTGGCATGGGTCGCTGGTAAACGTCCAAATAGCCATAGCGCAATGGGCGGTCACTCTGGAAAATTGGCTAAAGGCTTTTACGGAGAACTTTTGAACCTTGTAAACACTCGTGAATACAAATTTTCAGAGATTTTCCCAAATTCTCCTTTACAGAAAACTAGTGCGGAGGATTTGGAAATAAATTTAGACGAGCCAGATCGTTTTGCGACAATTACCTGCCGCGGTATTGATGGAACGTGGACTGGTGCTGTTGATGTATCAGCAGATGGATATTTATATGTCGATGACCTTATCCGCGACCGTGAGCATTCTTTAAATCCGATTCGTATGGAGAACACTTATCAGGAATACCTAAACAAAATGGTTGACCGTAAGAATGATGGTGCCAGGGAACTGATGGTGGGAACCCGGTGGAATATTATAGATCCCTTGGGAAAAATCGAAAAGGAAAATGCTCACAATCCACGGTACAGATTCCGAAAGATACCGGCACTTAACGAAAAAGGTGAATCAAATTTCCAATATGAAGTAAAGGGATTTTCGACACAATACTACATAGATATGAAAGGACGCCTTGATAAGAATGAATGGGAAGCTAAGTTCATGCAGAATCCATTTGTTCGTGAGGGACTATTATTCCCGGAAGAGGAATTGCGCTTTTTCTTCGGTATTCTTCCGGCCAGTGGATTTGTGCGTGTAGTTACGGCCTGTGACGTGGCTTGGGGCGGCGGGGATAGCACTTCAATGCCAATAGGATTTGAGTATGAAAACGGAGATATATATATAGTTGACTGGGTGTTTAATCGTGGAGCAAAGGAAGTTACAATTCCTATTGTAGAGGGAAAGATTGTTGGAAATAAAATTCAACAAATAAATTTTGAGGCAAATAACGGTGGCGAGATGTATGCCAAATATGTTGATGATGATTTGATTCGACAGGGCTACAAGTGTTCAATCACATCAACTAAAGCACCCGGTAAGATGGCGAAGATGGCAAAAATCATTCAGTATTCGGGAGATATTAAACGAAGATTCATTTTCCTGGCGCCTAACCGGCTCATAAAAGAAGCTGCAAAGAACGATCCACCAGGAATTCACCGCTATATGCGGAATCAAGAATATGATGAGGCTATGGATGAATTAACAAAATTTGTTCAAATTGGTGACAACGAGCATGATGATTCACCCGATAGCCTTAGCCAGTTGGAAAGATTTTTGGAGGGCGGATTTACGGCAGAGGTAAAACCCATGCCGCGACCATTTTAGAGGAGAATGCTATTATGATTAAGGTGTTGACAAAGGAATATTTGGCTACATATATGTACCTAGAATCAGAAATCAAACGGATTCGCCGTCGAATTAAATACTATGAGGAACATCCTATTCCACGCTTATATGGGGTTGTAAAAGGTTCGCTGGAACAGTTTCCATACACCGAATGTAATTTTGTGGTTTCTGGGCCAACGATCAAATCAGATGAAGAACGAAAAAAGCTGGTTCGGCAGCTTATTATTGATCTTAAAGGAAATGAACGTCTTTTTGAAGATATGAAGTTGGAAATAGAGTGCTTCTTGGAAAAAATCCCTCCAAGTCAGCTTCAAATTAAGAGGATTCTTTTTTTGAAGTATGTGGATCGTAAAACGGACTTTGAGATTGCTGCAGAGTTGGGGTGTGATCGAAGCACGATTAATAAGAAAATAGACAGGTATTTACAAAGTGTCGAGTGAAAATAGTGATTTAGCAGTAAACATCCACGGCAAAAGTTTAAGCGCAACGATTTTACCAATAATCGGCAGTTTGGGAAAAACCTGTTCTGGTAGATTTCAAAGTCCAACAGATTTTACACCCCAAAAAACAGGCTATTCCTATTCATTTTTTGCTCAACGTTGCCACGAGAATATAATATACCTGCAATGCTATGCTACCTATAACAGTACCATTGAGATATACAATTATGATATCAACGCTGCTACATGGAAATACATGGGTTCTACTATTACATACACGGATATGGCCGTCTCGACCATAAATGGTAGTGTTAAGACTACGAATGATTGGACCACAAATTTTGCCAGGGCTAAAAAGAGTGGTCACGCAGTTGCGTTAAAAATCGATGCCACTGCAAAAACCGCCAGTAGTGGGTGGATCACAGTTGCTTCTGGACTCCCGGCGGCTGCTGACGACTTTTTTTACCAAGGTTATGACGATGGGCATGGGGGATATAAAATCAAAATTGATACGTCTGGCAATCTTTTATTATCCAATCGGTCCGGAAAGGTGGCAACATATGTAGATACTGTGATATCTTATATTGCAGTATGA